AGAGCCTTTACTGCGGTACTATTTATATTAAGCAATATATTAAATAACATATCAGCCCAACTAATATTTGCTATCTTATCTTCATCTGTTAACGCAAGTAGTTTATTAAATACAGATTGTCCAACACCTTTTATATCTGTTAATCCAAAGTATATGATCTTATCCTTCAGAACAAAATATCTATTAAGCTTTCTAATGTCTGGAGTAGAAACATGTATATTCATTTGAGATGCATTTTGAATTAATTCTTTAATTTCTTGTTGTGCATCTATTTTATCTTTCGCAAATTTTAAATATGATGCAAAAAACGTTCTGGTAAAATGAGATTTACCATAGGCCGATAAATAGGCATTCATAGCATAGCTGACTGCATGACTTTTATTGAACGAATATCTTTGACTTTTTTCGATCCAAGAAAAAATCTGATCTGCTTGATCTTGAGAAATGACACCATTAGACAAACAACCAGAAATAAACTGATCTTTTAACTTTGCCATCTCATCTGCCTTTTTCTTACCAATGGCCTTTCTTAGCATATCTGCTTCTTGTAAACCGAAGCCTGCGAGATCTCTGGCTATTTGCATGGCCTGTTCTTGATATACCATTTCACCAAATGTATTAGAAAGTATAGCTTCTAGAGATGGATGAAAATAGTCCACAGATTCTAAGCCATTCTTTTTGTCGATAAAATGACTACTGACTGTTTTACCATCTCTAACAGCTTCCAAACACCCTGGTCTCATAATACTGATTAAAGCAGCTAACTGCTCAATAGAATTCGGCTTGAGTTTTTTTGCCATACTTCTACCAAGTCTAGATTCTAATTGAAAACAACCTTTAGTGTTTCCACTAGATATCAAATCCCATGTAAGAGAGCAGTCCAAATTGATGTTATTGATATCCGGATCAAAAATTATATTGCCTTGCTCATCTAAAGGGAATTTACATCCACATTTTTTATATTCAAAATATTTGGTCATACAAAAGAATTCCTGAACTTAATCTTTCTTGCTTGGTTCCTGTGTAATCTTAAAAATCTAATCAAAATTTCTGCACAATCATGCACATCTTTTAATGCATCATGTGCATTATCTTTGGATATTCCCAAATACTCTCTCATATTATCTAAAGACAAGCTTTTTATATCCTGATTATTTTCAAACCAAAGAAACATTAGATGCATTAAATCTATTTTATCCCTTGGGTGGAAAATATTGTTACTTTTATCTTTACCAATGTTCTTATATTTAGCTGCAACTCTGTCTATGATAGGCATATCAAATCTAAGAATATTATATCCAGCTGCTATTGGAGCAGAGAATATGCTCTTGCGTGAACTTCTGGTATGGTATTTATCTAGATAATTAACAAATTGATTCCAGGATTGTTTTTGTGAAGGATATTTCTTCCAGCTTTCTAAAATTTCAGTAGATGTGCTTTTTTGTGCTTTCGCATGAAATTCCAATAGGTCAATATCGTATTCATGATCTGGATTTGCATCTAATAGCTCTGGTTTAAAATTAATATTAAATTCAGAATTAGGAATGATTTCTAGCTTATCTGGATCAATCATTACGCAGGCCAATTGCACAGGACTACATTCACTTGGATCCTTACCGTCTGTTTCAAAATCGAATACGCATATTTTATTTTTCAATTTTTTTAACCTCATCTAGTGGTCTAAGTACTACTTCCTTTTGACTTTGAACAACTTTAGCATTGCAGCCTACTTTGCAGCAAGAGACTCTTCTTTCTGGAACTTTGATATATTGAGTATTATCTCCATTTTTTACAAAAACATCATTAATGGCTAGATCTTTAAATTTCATATCTAAACTCCTTGTTTTAACATTTGTGAAATATTCATAATTTTATCTAAAACGGCCACTCCTAGAATATCAAATTTTATAACTCCAATATTTTCCAGGTCTTGCATTTCCATTCCAGCAATCAAATTTTTATTCTTGGTGTCATATACCATTGGACAAATATTGTTTAATGGCTCTGGAGCAATTACTACACCAGCAGCATGTTTAGATTGGTTTGTTTTGGTTCCTTCTAATCTAATAGCCTGTTCAAATCTCTTTGACAAGGGGCCGATAAGCTTACCATCACTATCTACAGAACACCACTCTTTCAAGTCCTTAGCCTTGTTTTCTAAGGCCCATTTGATAATAGATGCTTCGCCATATTCTTTTTTCATTTCTTGCAGTTCATCAGAAATTTTGGCCTCATCGGGAATATTTTTAGTTATTTTATTCATATCCTCGAAAGATAGATTACCATATGCTCTTAATACGTCTTTTAATGCACCTCTACCTTTCATGGTATTAAATGTTAACATTTGAGAAACTTTGTCAGATCCATAAGTTTGCTTTATATAGTCAATTATATTTTCTCTTTTATCAATTGGAACATCGATATCAATATCTGGCATAGACACTCTATCTTTAGTATTTCTACCAGCATTATAAAATCTATCAAAAAGCAAATCGTATTTCATTGGATCGATTGCGGTAATGCCAAGCAAATAAGAGACTAAGCAGCCAGCGGCACTACCTCTACCGGGACCAGGGAGCCATTTTGATTCTCTGATGTGTCGTACAATATCCTGAACAATCAAAAAATAACTCGATAGATTTGCACCATGAAGAACATCAAATTCATATTTAAGTCTCTTTACATATTGATCTTGTTCTTCCTTGGATAGACTATTGAGATTATGATTTCTCCATCCTGTTCTACACAAGTCTCTTAGATAGTCCGAATCTGATTCATATTTATCAGGATAATTAAAAGGAGGCAAAATAGGTTGACTAAGAATATTGTATTCTTCGCACAAAGAATCAACATAAATAGTATTTTCTATTTCTTCTTCTGTATGAAGTTCTAGCATTTCTTCTGGAGAAGGAATATAATATTTATCACTATTAAAAAAACAGGATAAAGGAACAGGCATATTATTCTGTAATTTATGATTAATCTGTGATAAAGTTGTTTTCATGTTATTGCACAAAAGTATTCTTTGATCTACAGCATCGCTCTGTTTTGCATAGTGGGCATCTGGTGTGCATATAACCTTAGCTCCAGAAAAACCGCCCAAAGCTCTTACACGTTCTGTTAGTTCTATTTGTATAGGATTGATATCTTTATCTATTAATTGTGCCTCTAGAAAAACATTGCCTTGGCCAAAAACATCTGTTAGTTTATCTATATGGTTTATTCCATTCTTTTTCCAATCATCATCTATAGCATCATCAGTCATTACCTGTCTTGCTAACGTAGAACCTAAATGCCCAGTAATGGCCAATATATTTCCGTCAAGTAAATCCCCAAGAGTATCTAAGTCAAGTCTTGGCTTATGATAATATCTATCTGGATTATTGCTTTCAGACACGATCTTGATCAAAGTCTTCCATCCTGCTAAATTTTTAGCCAGCACAACAAGATGGTCTAGTTTACTATTTTCTTTATTTTTCTCTTTAGAACATGATTTAGAAATATATAATTCACAACCCAATATTGGCTTGATATTGTTTTGTTTTAATTCGCTATAAAATTGTACAGCTCCTGATATTGATCCGTGATCAGTTATCGCGCAAGATTTTACTCCTATATTTTGACATCTTTTAACTATGTCTTTAGGCTTACTCAGGCCATCTAATAATGAGTAATGAGTGTGAGCATGAAGCGGTATATAGTTTTTCATTCTGTACTTCCAGGAGCTTTGTAGTGTCCTACATTGTAGCCTGGAACAGTGTACTCGTCAACCGTATTTTGATAACCTTTCACATTAATATCATGAGCAACCTGTTCACACTTAGTCATTTTGCTTCCAATAGAACACACCTGATTATCTCTATATTCAACTATTGGTTGTATGTTTGTGTCTTCAAAAGTAGTTTTACCGTAATGGCATAGTTTTGTACACTTCCAAGTTTTGCTTAATCTTGGCTTTAATGTTTTCTTAATCTTTTGGAATTTATCTTTTAATAGTTGCTCTGTTTTATATAGATCTTTTTTATCAAAAGTCATACTAAAAGGACCACCATCATTAATAAAATAGATAGTAACTATACAGTGATCAATTTCTGGATATAGTTTTTGTGCAGCATAATAATAGATCATTAATTGTGGATCTTTTTCTAGTTTTTCTTGGGTCTTTTCTTCTCCTGTGGCCCAATTTAATCTTCTTCCTGTTTTCCAGTCTACAATCTCTAGAGTGTTGTCGTTGGGTTTTACTATTAGGTCTATAGTTCCTTTAATGGCCAAGTTGCCTTGCAGAATACCATCTTTAGTTTCATATTTGTATTTAGCCCAAGGCTTATCTATTACAATATCAAATTGTTGTTCGGGATATAAGATGTTTCTATTCCTTGGGTCAAACATACCATCAGCATAATTAATGGCTTTATATGTCCATTTAGAACAGTCCTTGAAATCTATTGGTTTCCATTCATGATGAGTAAATGCGCTTGTATAATAGGTATATACTGAATCTATAATACCATCTAAATTATAGTCTTGAACATCAATTTCTCCTACAATATCATCAACAAAAGTTCTATTTCCCTCTTGCGTATGATACTTGATAAAGGCTAAGATTTCTAAAACCTTATGTACAATTGTCCCTTTGTCTGCTTTTTTATTTGATGGAGATCTATATCCCAATACATAATCGAACAGATATTGCTGTTCACACATATTGTGGGTATTATATGATGAGCTACGAAAATATGTAATTATAATGGTAATACCCTCTTGGCTTTAAGGAAATCGTATATTAATTTATTTTTATCTGCAATGCTTAAATCTCTGTTGTCTATAATCATATCAAAATTACTATGATCATATCTATCCTCATCAAGAGCTATTTCGCTTTCATGAGACGAGTTGTATATGTTTCTATGCAGCTTCACCACCAATCCACCAGCATTCCTGACTGCTTCAACCTCATTAGGGAATCTACAGTCTGCTATTAATGCTAATGGTAGATTTTCATCTTTAATTTTTCTTATAGTTGCTTCTGACCATACATTGTGTTGCATTTTTCTAAATACATTTGTACCAACATATTGCATCACTTCTCTGGCAGACATGAGTTTTTCGCTATCTGGCCACTTACAGTTGACGTATTCGTTTTTCTGATTGTCTGTGCCATAGCACTGTTCGTAGGTTAGGCCAAATATATCAATGCACATTTTTTTGAGAGGATCAGCAAAGTTATATATTGCCGAATTTTGTTGTGTTGTTTGAGAAAAAACATTAGCAGTAAATTCACATGCGGTAGTTTTGCCCGATTGTTTTCTTCCAGCAAATGCTATAATCATATGTTGTCCTTTATAAACTGTTTAATTTGTACATCTATTTCTTCATTAGTCATTTCTCCAATATCGGCTTTTGATATCTCTGGAAAAAATAAACGATATGTATTTTCACATTTATCTTTAATTTCTTGTGCCGCTTTCTTACCAGCCTCATCATTATCTGTAATGACAAATAATGTCATAGCACCAGAAGAATCTAAAATCAGCTTTTGTCTATCACTAAGGTTACACCCAAAAATAGCCACGCTATTATGTATATTGTTCTCTTCAAGTCTCCAAACATTTCCCGGACTTTCTACAATAATAGCATAACCATCTTTTAGGATATGGTCTTTTGCATACCAAAAATTATATAAGTGATTTTGTGATTTAAAACCATAACTGTGCTTCCATTTGGAATATTGCCATTGTTTTTCTTTGGCTGGACAATGGTGTTCAGGATCATGAAAAGCAGAACATATGTCGCACTTATTAAAAATACTTCTTCCAGTACAACCAATTAAATATTGAGCAGACTGGTCATATACTGGTACCACAACTCTTTTATACATCGGCTTTTGAGGATTATCACACAGCCCAACGTCATACTTTACCAAAATGCTCTCTGTAAAACCTCTGTCTTTATAGTATTCTGATGGTATTTGTATATTGTTTATTACTGCTTGTCTATTAATTTTATTTTCTGTAGATGGTTTGTCTACAAATTTATCCACAATTCTTGCAAAATTATTTTTATCTTGCTTTATTGCGCTAAATACCATCTCTGTTTCAATCTTGTCAGATACTAAAGACTTGGCAAAATTCATAGCTTCTTGGAAAGAACACATTTGGTCTCCGTCTTGAGACCAATTATACTTTCTAGAAGATAAGACTCCTCTTATAAATCCTAAGATAGAACCCTTAAAATATTTTTCGCATTGATGGGTTCTACATTTCCAATTTCCTCTATATGTATCTCCTTCATAATATAAATTAAGAGCAGACTCATTATCTCCACCATGTATAGGACATGGCATGGTTAGCATTTTAGAGTTGTCTCTATAATCATATAAATCTAGAGAAGATAATACATCTTCTATATTATCACAAAGAGAATCACATATTACTTTTAGTTCGTTTTGACTATGCGAACGGTATTTCTTCTTTATCATTGTCAACCACAAATCCTTCTTCTTCGTCAATATTACTATTCATTAATTCAAGTTTAGTTTTACCTTCTGTAATTTTGGCACACCAGCCTTTCATATTACAGTTGATATAATCATTATCGTCCAATCCTCCTCCGTGTCTACTGATAATAGGTATTAGTTTTCTATTTCCAGCAGAAGGACCGTCTTCGGATATCTCTTCATCGCTTTTCCTCTTAAAGATAGTAAAGTTACTACATAGCCAAATAATTCTATCAGATCCACTAGCAGTATCAGTACTTTCTTTGGTTATGCCATCTCTGTTTAATTGGATAAATGAAACTATGGGTATTTTATATTTACTGGCAAAATTATGTAAGCTGGTCATCATAAAACCCAATAGCTGATACTCTTTCATGTCTGATGATAATCCTTGAGTATCCATAAGTTTTAGATAATCATAGAACACAACGCAATCTTTAGCTGTCCCATCGTCATTCAGTCCCACATCTTTAATTAGCCACCTTTTCATAATGGACAGTTGCTCATCAAAAGATTTGCCAGCAATAGATTTATGGTAAAATTTCATTTTGCTCAACTCTTCTGCTGCTTTGTTTATTTTATTTAGCGAAGCGTGAGATTCTGCAAATTTACCAGTCTCTATCTTGTTGATTTCTATCTCTGTCATCATAGCAATAAGTCTATTTATATGGTCCACCTTCGTCATTTCAGTGTCCATATTTAAAACAGGGATACCTCTCTTTGCTATGTTTAAACCCATGTTGTCCGATAGTAATGTTTTCCCTGTTTTTGGCCGTGCTGCAATTACATTGATGGTGCTTTTTCTTAAGCCTCCACCAATAGATTGATCATATACAGAAAAACCTGTAGGGATACCTACTTGGTCTATCGGATTTTCCATTAATTCTTTGATATATTCATCTAATCCTTTAGACATCTGCTCTGGTGCAGCATCATCGTTATTGATTAGATTGGTAAAATCAAATATAGGATCTTCTGCTAGAGAAATAATATGAGATATTGTTTCTGATCCATTTATAGAATCAATGTTCTTTTGTGCATCACCAAGTTGTTTTTTTAAAAGTCTAGCTATCTTTAATTTGCATATTTTACCAGCAAACTTTTTTACATTATCTATATGTATAGGGAAGTTTAAAACAGCCTGGAGATGATGTAGTTCTTCTTTTTTAGAAAAATAATCCGAATACCCTAATTCTTTAGCCTGAGAAAGTATTGAAGCTATATCAATAGCCGTGACATTTTCTTCGCATAGATTTTTGACACACTCAAAAATTAGTTTATTGCTGTCTATGGTAAAACATTCAGCATCAATAATATCAGAAATTTCCAAATAAATATTATCAGCGTATTTGCAAATTCCAGACAATACAGCTCTTTCAGCAGCAGTATCACTGAGACTCATCTATTAACCTCCAGACCTAGAACATCCATTACACTTATATCTTGTTGGTTCGTTTACTAACACGGGGTTGAGATTTTCCTTTTTGCCGCACACACGACAAGCTACCTCTATAGTATTGAATGAACGGGTTCTTGGACAGGGATCTAGCACTCTAAGTTTTTTATCAATTGCCGTATCCTCTTTAAACATGTTTCTTTCTGGCATACTATCAAATTTGTTTGTGGAAACAGTTTTAGTTTTTTTGCTATTAGCCACTCTCTTGTTTTTGACTGGTGTTGTTTTGCTTGTTGATTTCTTCTTAGGTTTCTCTTCTTCTATGGTTTGTTCTTCTTCGTCATCAACTAAAGCCATAAGCAACTTATAGATTTGCTCAACTGTTTCTTTTTTATTGCTCATTTCTCACCTTGTTCCTTTGTATATTTAGCAGAATATCTGAAAGATTTTTGATTCCATTAGCCATATATTGTAGTCTGTCCGCTCTCATTCTAGCATATTTTTTAATTTTATTTAATGCATTAGCATTGTCGTTGTGTTTAATTGCTTGAGAAGATTTCTCAATATAACCATAGCCCTTATAAGAATTGATCTCATCAGCTATTGTTTCTTTGATGTTTTCTTCTGCCCAATTACACCTTGCTAATTCTCTATTCAAGCTTCTTTGAATATGAAAACTAAATTGTCCTAATCTATATGCTATTTCTCCACAATCTTGTGGTGTCATTGTCTCTAATACTTTTCTATCCATAGAGAAATAATGTTCTAATTCTTCGTTTGCAAATTGATCACTTTTATATTGTGGTAATCCTATTCCTTTTTCATATTCATCTAGGATTTCATCCCATTCTTTTACTTTGTTTTTAGTGTTCATTCAATCTTTCTTCCCATTCTTCTGTGCTTAAATTGTAAGGCAATTCTATATATGTTATTGCATTCTTATCGCACCATTCTTTTTTCTGTCTGTCTTTTTTCTGTGCTTTCAAAAAGTTTAGTTTGTTAGTGTGATAAAACGGTACAAACTTATAGTGCTGCTCTCCGTGTACTTCTATGCACTTTTTTATCATAGGTATATAGAAGTCTAAGTACAAGGTTTCTTTTCTATTGATTGGTATAGACACCTCTTCCAATATTTGTAAAGTAGGATATTTTTTATGTAGCATTTTTCTAGCTTTTATATGGTTGCTAGACTTATTGGTTGCTGTGGCTTTGGATACATATCCTTTTAATGACCACTTTCTAATATTCTCATCTAAATCAATAATATCCATTATAGTCCCAAGGCTTCATTAATCTCTTTTGATAAAGAATTATAAACTTCAGGATTGTCCATTAAAAATTCCCTAGCTTTTTCAGCACCCTGAAATTTAGGATTATCATCAAGCGTATTAAATGTATACCAAGCTCCAGCCTGAGTAATTAAACCAATATCTACACACATATTAAATAATTCCATACCCTTATCAATACCTTCTCCATATCTAATATAGCTAGTAGTAGTTGCTCCTGGCGGTCCAAGTGCAGAGCATACAACTTGCCATTCTACTTCCTGTCCGATCTGAGTATTCTCTTTACCCAGAAGCCAAGGCGAAAATCTTTTAGCTCTTAGTTTAATGTCTGTTTGATATGCAATAGCTTGTCCAGATTTTTCCTTAAATTCTGCTCCATATCCTGTAGGATTGCCCATCAAATGAGTAATTCCAACAACGATATTTTTATTGACAGGAATAACGTTAGCCACTTTTCTGCAAAACTTAGCTAATAGCTTGGCTCCATCTGCTCTTTGCATCTTGCTCATATCTGATGTAATTTCTGCTTCTGTACACAGAGCAGAATACGAGTCAATTATCACGATACTTCCAGGTTCCTCATTAATTATACGTTCGGCAATCTGAAGATATTCTTCTGCATGTAGAATTTTACCTTGAGTAGAACCTATCAAAGTAAATCTATCTAAGTCTAATCCTTTTATGCCTTCTATATCTCGCTTTTTCAGTCTACCCTCGATGTTTAGGTAGTACGCATGTCTGGGATTTTCTAGATTTCCCTGGTACTTCGGGTCCAATGCTGTAGCGGCCAGGCTGAGAGATGTTACTGTCTTGCCACATTTGGGCTGTCCCGTCAAAACAACAAAACTTCCTTCTGGCACTCCACCATTTAAAATCATATCTAAAGATGGACTTAGTGGTATAGTAAGGACCTCTTTCTCTTTGATCGAACTTCCTGATCTCAGAATGTCTACCCCGAAAGTTTTTTCTAAATCTGCTGCCAATCCACTAGCTTTTTTCTTTGGTTTTTCTTTTGTCATAGTCATTCTAATTCCTTCAACTTGGATATAATATTCTTTTTTGCTTTTCCTGTCAGATATTTATTATTATCTTTTCTTTCATAATTGTTATTTAGCTGAGTGTTTTCGGATTCAAGCCTAGTTTGCTCACTTTCTATAATAGCTGTTAGGTGTGGAGCCCTCAAGGAATAAATCTTTGAGCTTTTCGGATTATTTAAAGCTCGTATAATTGCTCTACAGTCGTACTTCTTTAATAGTTTATTTGCTGTCCCTATTTGATTTCTGTAATAGGAAGCCCAATCTTTGTGCGTCCAAAACCGATAGTGTAAATCTAATTTATTCTTTTTAGCATAGTGCTCGCATATTATTTCTGTAATATATTGAGCAGCACTCACTTCCTTGTTGTTTGAGTACTTAGAAATATATTTATTCATTAATCCTATGAATGCTAGCAGAGTGGCGACTAGATTGAGTAGGTAGCTTTTTCTTAAAATCATCTGCTATTTCAGATGCTTCTTTAGTCATAATGGCTACATTTTTTGTCCCTTTTTCAGCCGTCTTATTAATTATTAAATCTTTAGCCTTAATACGAGATGATGTAGTTTGTATAGAGTTTTCCTTGTTTGGTTTGCAGTTCTTTTCAATAAACTTATTTACTTCATCTGTAGGAATTTTTAGTTCTTTGACAATTTGTGTAATGTCATTACCTTCTTGAACCATCCACTGAATAGCATACTTCTGCGATCTATTTAATCTCATAATAACTCCCTATTAGCATTGTTTAACCACGCAATATTTTTAGTTCTTAGAAAAGATGTGTAGAGATCAAAGACTTTATTATTAACTCTTTTAAAACTATATTGATCTTTACCTATTTTGGCGAGTGTTTTATTAGCATTACCCTCAGAGAATAAACCAAGAGGATTATAAACTCTACCATCTATACCTACCTTAACAAGACATTTACCATCTACTCGTTTAGCATAAGTTTTTTTATCTTGCTTGTTTTGTCTAGTGTTGCCGTTATCGTCTACATAATCTTCCATACCAAACAATGTATAGAACTCATCTTCATGAGACGTAGGATTATTCCTGGATTGATCTAATGTAAAATCTAAATCGTCTAACATATTTATCTCCACTTTACTTTATTTGGTTTTTTCATCCTAGACATGCCTTTTGGCAGCTCTTTAGCAAGTTCTTGATCTTTATATTCATTGTGTTTTTTATCTAGTGCTGCTCGCTCATCTGATGAAAATCTATCACGATTACGATTAGCTAAATCACCTATTGTCTTTAATTCACTATCGGACTTTTTGACAGAAGCAGATTGACTTAAAACATCTTCGATATAATCTCTATCGCAAGTCTTGTTGCAGGTTTCGCACCTAACTTTTTCTTTGTAATTATTAATGCTAAAGAAAAGCTCGAAGGTAGAATCGCAATGCTTACAATAATAGCTGTAAGTTGGCATTATCCTATCAAATCTCCTATATAAGCATACCACTGTTGGGGAAAGTCTTTCAGTATAGTATTCAACTGATAGGACAATGGCAAGTACTTTAGGCTTTTCTGAGGAATAAAAGGCTCTCTTTTTAGTGGCATATTCGCTTGAGCAGGAGTCTTGTTGGATTTTCTCAAATTGCATTTGATACATGCTGTAACTATATTTGTCCAGCATGTGGGACTTGATTCATTTTTCCAGGCAGATTTGGGTATTACATGATCATAAGTTAGTTTATTGATTGGCAATTTAGTATCGCAATATTGACAAGTGAAGTCATCTCTAATGAACACATTTTTTCTTGAAAAATTAACTCTCTTATTAAATATTTTGAAATATTGTGTTGTTTTAATTATTGATGGAATATTCATTGGTCCATTAGAGCTAACAATAATATCTTCATCGTGATATTCTATTATATCTATACTAGAATAGTCTTCATTACTATATCTAAAAGACCATATCATGGCTTTACGCCAATCTATGATGCCTATTGGAGTATAGTCAGCATTTAATACTAAACAATTTTTATGGCTCATTGTAATTTATAGACAATATCTGCAATAATTGGATTTCTGACAATATCTGTGGTTTCAAGAGACGAAAAGCCAATACTATTAGTGTCTTGAAGTTTATTTATAATTGTTTCGAAACCACCCTGTTTTCTATACTCTAAATCTGACTGTTCAGTATCTCCAGTAAGAATCATTTTACTGTCCATACCAATTCTTGTCAAGAGCATTTTAAGCTGATCATACGAAGCATTTTGGCATTCATCTGCCACTATAAAGGAGTTGTGAAAACTTCTACCCCTCATAAGTCCCAATGGAACTATTTCTATTTGATGAGAACTTTGTAGCTTTCCCCTATGTTGATTAGAAATAAAATGATTAATTTCATCAAAAAGAGGTAATAGGTAAGGATGTAATTTTTCTTCGGCTGTTCCTGGCAAAAAGCCTAATTTTTCTCCAGCCTCTACAACAGGTCTTGTAATAACTACTTTTTTAACTTTATGTTCAATCAAATATTCCAAAGCCATACCAACAGCAATATGTGTTTTACCACTACCAGCAACACCTTGACAAAATGTTATAGTGTTTTCTGCTATTGTTCTAATATATTCTTTTTGATTAATACTTCTTGGTTTTAATCTATTTTTAAAGCCAACAATTATTTCTTCTGGTTTTTCAAAGCCATCTTTTTTATTATCTAGAACGCTAAAGCTTTTAGTGTTATTAGCTCTTTTTTTTCGTTTTCTCAAAGTATTTACCTTTCGGGAAAAGGTTTAGATTAGACATGCGCCACCAGCACAACTAATTTCTTCAATCCCTACGGTATTATCCTCTGTTTCTAATAGTTGTGTATAGTCCACCTTGGTAAAACTATCATATAAATCTGTATAAATTTTCCAATTGTATACATCTTTCATACAATAGGTCAACCTTCTAATATCTTCATCAAAGTATTTTTTAGCAAACCTCCTCATTTTTAGAGAAAACAATTTTTTATCATCTCCGTCTTTATCTGTTTCTTGATTTAAAGTAATATAATCACATGCCGCCCACAGATTATTGTCAAAAGCATTTAATCCTAGTTCTATTAAACCAGAACACCACAGTGCTGCATCCCCATACTCTTTTACTATTTCCCTGCTAGTATATACAGTTGTAAATGGAGCCTGTGGATAATCTTTATCTCCGCTCTGTGGAATGAGACTTATACCTGCAAAATATTTACGATTATTGTAAATGTATTTAGTAACTTCTTCCCACTCATCTGGTTGTACAGTTACGGTGTTGCTAACGTTATGACTAAGAAACTCTTGAGTGCATAATGATCTGTTTTTGCCAGATTGAACCCAATTCTTTTGTGTGTCCTTGACAACTGCCAGCATTTCTACGGCAGGTAATTGATTTTTTAATTTAGAACCATCTGGCACTTCAATAGGAAATTTAATAACTTCATCAGTATTATTGGCAGACCATGAGGATTTTTCACAAGCCTGTGGATTATAGCTCTTAAAGTATTGATAAGGAGGTTCTAAGATATTGGCTTGCACATGTCTAATATATCTTTTAGCATGATGAGGATGAATACCAGAACTTGTACCAAGCATAGAACTGCTAGTGCCTTCCGGTTTTAAGCAAGTTACTCTTGCTGCTTGATTAATACCAATCTTTTTAGATAATTCTTTATTGGTATCAACAGCAATTTTGGCACCAGCCTTTAATACCTTTTCTGTCAGAACTAGATCATGTTTTTCCATAATGCCTGTTAGCGAAACACCCAACAATGCTTCTCTATCGAAGATAGCCTTGCTGACTTCGCCTAAGTAATCTAGATCAGTAAATCCTGCTTGTAATGTTCCGATAATAGCAGCGGCTTTGCATCTTTCATAGAAATCAGCCTCATCTGTTACAGATGAACAATTAATGGTGGAGAGATTACAACCCTGCCATCCTGACTTACCTGTTTTTTCATCAACAGGCCACATACCCACTTCAACACACGGATTAAAGGTCATTTCTGTAGAATCGCTCCAGATAAATCCTGGCTCACCAAATTCTTTTACAGACTCCATTAGGTTTTTAAAATCTTCATAAGATGTATCATCTTTTAATAATAGAGCAGAATTATTACTTCTGGCTCTTTGAGGATTGTCGATATACCAATTACCCGTTTTAGCTTTTGCCATTTCCTCATCATCTGCACTAAATAGTGCTAATGACGCACTTCTACGCACCCCACCAGATAGTACAGCATCGCTGCTGTGCATAATAATATCATAAGCGTCAATCGGTCTGAGCTTTTTTTGACCATTTTCAATACACTTGTCTAAGAGTTCTCTAATTTTTTCTAGGCCGTTTTGTAATGGTTCAAAACCTGGGGCCTTGCCAACACCAGAAGATAATTGAGAGCCTTTTTCTCGAATATTACTATAATCAAAGACAACATACTTATCTTTATATTCTGCAAAGCGTGTTTCGCTAGGCTTATTAAAATATGAGCTTAATAGAATACCTAATGCATCAGCCCAGCCTTCAATACTATCTTCTATAACATATTTTATACCTTTTCTCTTGTCTTTTTTTTCTGATGAAAGATTTGGCAATTTAGCTACATGGTGTTTTTGCACACTAAAACCAGTACCACTACCGCAAAGCAACAACCAGAAACACTCTTGAAAGAATCTTAAACGATCACAATATGAGCTTGTGCAGTTATAGATCTTTGCATGACGCTTCAGGATTGGATCTCCGCCGAACTGAAGGGCTCTTTGGCTTCCCAGTACCTTCTTTTTAAACATGAGGTCGTAAGCCCAATCTATATCTTCCTTAATTGCCTTGTCGTTATACATTGTGTGCATCATGTTCCTAACACGATCAACAGCTTCTTTCCAAGTCTCTCTACGATTTTCTTTTTCTATCCAACGTGCATATTTACTGACAAAAGTGTAATTTTGAAGCTCATTTAGCGACGACATAATATCTCCTTAAGACTTTCTATTTCTGATTTGGCCCGAATAAAGAATTGATTCTGTCATAGATATGATAAATCATAAGTTAGAGTAAGCAAGGGCCGAAAATAAATAATGTTTATGTACTCAAATACACCTAATCTTTGTTGCTAATTGCAAAACTCTACTTATCTAATTTGCTTTATCCAATCTAGGTTTGGTGTATATCTGATGATTTTAATTCCTGTTTGTTCAACAAATAAATTAAAGCGTTTTTTTGCATCATTATCAAAAAGTTTTGTTCCGTGACTATCTGCCATAACTACTTCCGTAATACCCTCTTGCCATAACGCCATAATGCAATCATTACAAGATTGACCTGTTATATATGCTCTGCCATTATCTGGACGAATAACACAATTAGATAATGCGTTTCTTTCTGCATGAATCATCCAATGATATTTTTCTGGACGAGAAGTAGGTAGAGTTGAATCATCCATACCTTTTGGAAAACCATTATATCCAACACCTAATATTCGGTGCTGCTTGTCTGTGATCACGCAACCGTGTTGAGTATGTATATCGTGGCTACGTTGCGAAACAACTTTAGCTAACCCTAAAAAATAATCTGTCCAGTCTGGTCTCATAGGTATATTTTATCGGATGGTGTTGTGTTTGTCAACATCTGATCTAATCATAACGATTTGTTTCATGAGATATTTGTTTTTTTTAGACTTTAATAATAAGCATTAAGCCGCCAGAATTTATAAGTTGTATTTGTTCAAAATCAAAACATTTTTTCAGAATTATGCACAAGGTTTGCCATATCTTATGTGGGCTATATAAGTCTTCAAGTATTATATAACCACCTTTTTTAACTACGCTAATAGCGTAGTTTAAGCTATTAAGACTAGCGGTAACATTGTGTAATCCATCTTCAACAAATAAATCTAATATTGGGTAACCAAGCTCATTATGCATATCATAGAAAGTACTTGGTTCAAGTTGATCGACATAAGCGCATTTAATTCTGTTATCTGTAAATAATATTTTTTTATCAATATCAGCACCGTATACAAAAGCATTTGGAAAAAATTCTCTAAAAGCGAATAATGAAGCTCCAATTTTGTGATGTGGTCCCATATGAGAAATAATTTGTTGATCGTTTGTGCCTAAACCAACTTCAAGAATAGACAAAGATTCTTTTGTGCTTAAATCAGAACAGATATCTTGATAAACCAAATCATACCGATGATTAGGTCCAGCTTTGTCGCTTTTATATTTTTGGAAAAGTTCACCAATTGTTGTTAATGGCAAATTGGTATCTATATCTTTAATATGAGTATGATTGTTATCATCTAAAGAAATTAAATTTTTCAAACTATCAAAAAAACCGTAAGCTGATTTAAGAGATACTAATATGCCAGAGTTATTAAGTTGTTTAGTTACTAAATCGGTTGCGCCAGCACCAACTGGTCTATATGGCTGTAAATATCGTGTGCAATTTTTTATTAATTGATTGTCCATGCGTTGTCCTCTATGATTTGTTTGATGATTTGTATTCTAACTTCATCAATACACATATTTTCAAAATCTTTAGTAGCTTTTTTGATATTATAAGCGTTATGGTGTGAAATATGAAGAACTTTAAGTGTATTTTGTTGTCCCATTTTAAATGGGCCAACTCCATTTACTCTATCTCTTGTTAGAACTATATTGTTTTCTTGTAGCAATTCTGCCATTTTTTGATTTTTTGTATTTATTAAGTTTAAACTACAAAACTCTTGATCGTGATAACAGACACATTTAAGTTGTTTTGTTTTTAATATTATGTCTTTAATTCTATCTAAACTAACATCAATGAATAGATGACATAAATTCTCAAACTGATCGGATTTGCCGGAAACAAAACATGGACAGTCAGCATCCATTAAGTGAAGTTTATCTGTAGTGATTATTGGTTTTAATCCATTATTCATACAATCATAATCTGATACATAAAAGTATTCATCATCATGTTGAGTGGCATAAGCCATCCATCTAATATAACAGGATAATCCATAATCAGTAATCGGCTTATTCATAATTTTAACATGTAAAGCTTTTAACTTGTCTACAAATTCTTCATAAAAAGGATGTTTTTTAGCATCTTCTAGAGATAAAACTATTGGCTTAAAACCAGAATTTTGCCAACTAATTTGCCACAACCGCAACATTTCTTGCTGATTGTCGTATTGAAGATTTTTGTGATTGTGTTCTATATTTTCGTAGTATGTATATATTTTCATAATGAAAACCCGTATTTATCTATATTTTTCTTTTTCTGCTACCAGATCTATTAATTCTTGATCGTAATTAGTTGTTGATATATTTTAATGTCCCAGTAACATTTTTGTAAAAATAGTTCTTGAGTGTCTTTATTTAACATTCTAAAAGGAATTTTTTGTGTATCTGTTGAATTTTTATAGCCATACAACTTATCTATATCCAGACTCAAATTCAAATCATGAAGATTTTGTTTTATTATTTTTATTATTAGTTGATCTATATCTTTTGTTTCAAAAAAAACAATTTTAGATAACTTATTTAATACATATACAAACTCATTGTTGTTGTTTATGGGTCTTCCTAATATTTGTTTATCAATCCAACAATCTTCAAAAGATGAATGATATATGTAATCGGAAAAAGATTTTATGTTGTAATTTTTAAATTCTATATGATAAGGCTCATGTTTCGATCCGTCGCTATTCAAATAATTAAAAAGCGATTGAATTCTTTTGTAAGGATGTCTTATTGTCGAGTATTCTTCTATTGCAATATTATTGAATTTGTTTAAGACTTTATCGGCAATGCGAAAGCCTTCCGGTTCGATAATGAATACTAAAATATCTTTGAATCCAGTAAAGTTATCGGATAAGAAAAAATCAAGATCAAGTTTATTTAGTTGGTTTTCTTCACCATTAATATATTCATTATTCGTAGTTAAAAATCTGGCATATATATCATCATTATTATCTACTATAGACACTATAGGGCATTCATCTTTCTGTCTTATCACTGATTTTAATTTAGTCATAAAATAAGTGCCGCCGCACTTAGGGATATGATAATATATTGGAATACTCATGTGTGAATTACTTTTTGCTATGCATTTAATATGGAGTTATCTGGTATGCTTCTAAAGGGATATTGAAGATTTTGCTGGGCCAAATACTAAATCCAGAGCCCCAGGTATAAATGCTATAAGATATATTCTTTTGACTATTTATTAGTGTCTCTATATCTAATGCAATATTTTTCAATTGTACATCGGAATTTGTATTTTTATAATTAGAAAATTTTAATAGTCCTGGTGACAAGGATGAATGATTACTTTGAAAATGTGGAATAATAATTTTTGTATTATTTTTCTTCTTAACATATTTTTTGAAATCGTTTGAGTCGGACAATACTACTATATGTTCAAAATTATTTTTTTTGATATTTTTTTGTATTAGATAATATAAGTAATCATAGTCATGATCAAAATGTTTTAAGTTAAAATTATCTTTAATAGGTTGTGGTAGAGAGGCGAACTCTTTGTTTATATTTGGTAAGGTGTGTTTGTCACCAAGTCTAAAGTGTATTGTCCCATATTTTTTATTCTTTAATTTTTTCTTGTGTAGCGACTTGACACTACCTGATATGGTCATATTTTTTTGCAGATATTTCTTAGT